TGCCATCAACATCCAAGTCGCCATTGAAGTCAGCGTTGCCCGTCAGCGTTAGCGTGGAGGCCATATCTACAGCCCCATCAATATCGACAACGTCCAAATTGGAAGTTCCATCTACGTCGAGATCACCGTTAAAGTCAGCATTGCCAGCTAATGTCAGTGTGGATGCCATGTCCACTGCCCCGTCGATATCAACGACATCGAGGTTGGATGTTCCGTCTACATCCAAATCGCCATTTACAAAGACTTTATTATTAAATGTTGCATCACCCGCAGCCGACATATCCAAGGTAAGAGCGGTAATTGTTACTCCACCATCACTGCCTTTAAAAATTATATCTTTATCGGAGACGTTTGAGGCTATAACAAAATCACTTGAACTATTTGTAAGAGTTCCAATGGCAGTGCCAGCATCTTTAAAAATTACGTCTGCACCGTCAGCATCAAGAATAATGTCCCCACTGGAATCAATAGTTACATCAGTTCCATCATTTGTAATGGTATCTAAGGCAATCGACCCAACATTGGTAATGTCGGCATCGTTAAAGCTAGTTGCCCCCAGCGTATTCGCTGCTGCTGTTGATGTAATACCAGCCCCAAATAAAATTAATCTACTTCCATAAACCGTAATAGCTGGATTAGTACCTACTGAGCTTCCCTTGCCGATAATCAAATCATCGGCACTGTCATCTAGGCCAATATAAAAATCTTCAGCATTACCGTCAAAAATAATTGCGGAATCTTCGGCCCCAGCATCACCAATGGTTAATGTTGGGGTAGTGCCACCAATAACAACATCTCCACCAAATGTAGATTTTAAATTCTCGTCTATTGAAATTGCTGGTGTGGTTCCAATTGTAGAACCGAGACCAATCAGTAGGTCATCAGCACTATCATCTAAACCGATATAAAAGTCTTGAGCATTGCCATCAAAGATAATGGCAGTGTCTGCTGCTGTACCGCTACCAATTGTTATCTTTGGTCCAGTGCTATCAATTGTTAGACATGTTGCAGTTTCAACAGCAGTGGTTCCAATTTTAAATTTATCACTGTCGTCGTTATCCACACCCATGGTAAACTTGGATGTGCCACTTAACTGAAATTCTATAACAGGATCTCCAGTAGAAGTGTTGTTAATATCAATTCCATCAGCACTGCTGCTATCGGTTTCGACATCCAACTTTGAGCTGGGGGAACTTGTCCCCACACCCAGACCAGTTGAATCCCAGTTTGGATGATTGGTAGAAAGCTTGGCTGGAGTGATACCTCCGTCTTTTACAATAATTTTACCTCCGCTGAGTGCAGTGGTACTGTCATCAACTGCGTCTGCTGCAAATGTTGCTGCATTAGCAATGTTATTTAGCTTTGTTGACGTAACCTGATCTCCGTCTGCAAATGTATTTCCTGTTGATAATATTGCCATTATTCTGCGCTGTCTAAATGTCTAAAAGCTACTGCCCCAGCAGTTTTTAAGCCTCTGAGTTTTGGCCTTCCTTGAATTGTATCTATTTTAAATTGTAAACCATATGAACGCTTATTCCCGAATCTGCCACGTATTGAAACATCCTCGGAAGCAGCTAACGTCCCATTAAGATAATCAGATAATTTATTTAAAGATATTGTATCATCTAAATTCTCAGTTATTGCCGATAAGTTTGCATCTGATGCGTTTGTTTCTGAACTTTCTACATGTAAATCCCAGTTATTCCATTTTTTTCTATCAATGTTTTGAGCAGTAAACATTCTAGTAGTAGCAGAACCGCGAATAGTAATACTTTTTTGCGCAGTTCCCACTTTGGTAATTACTACATCAACATCATCTTCCCTGGATTCCAGTTTATGGACTCCTCCTTGTTGATTTACAGCATAAACTCCGCGCTGAGGAGCAACTCCAGCAATGATTAAATTATGTATTTCCCAGTCATCATTATCTACGGAATCCATAGACTCCCATTGTTTATTAAGAAAATTATAAATAATTAAACCATTATTATTTACTGAATTATCTAATGGAACAGCCAAATAATATTTGTTATCAAAATATATACCAAGCGAATTTGAAATAACATCTTTATTAATTCTTTTAATTGTCTTTTCAATGTTAGCAGAAAAAGGCATGTCATTACCTCGAAGGTTATAAAGATCCTGAAAATCAAGAGAATACATTCCATTATCGGAAAGAAACATTACTTGATTCCCTACTTTATTAATCGTATTTCTCGCTAAACAACCAACTTCATTTGTAATCAATCTGCTTTCGGCATTACTTAAATTAGAAGAATTAGTAATTAAATGTATGCTATTTCTGTTAAAAACAAGTAATTGATCTTCAGTAAAAGACAAAAATCCTACTATAAAATCAGAGGTTCCAGCGTTTAAACGAAATGATCCATATATTTGATCATAGGTATCTGTGTCTAAAATATCTGAAAATATTACCTCATCCCGAATTCCCCTATTCGTAATAGTGGCACTACCACTACTTCCGCTAGTGACATAATCAAAAGGCAATACCAAACGCCTTTGGTGATAAATGCCAAATGGGGGAGCAGGACTATAAATAAAGCCTAAACCGCTACTGACTTTTTTAGTCCATTCGGTATCGGTTTGGTTGCTTACGTCAGCGTGGTCTACGTAAAACGTAAATGCACTACTACTTCTAGTTGCAACAATGTATTCTGATGCCTCGGCCAAAGAAGAACCACCTACAGTGGTAAGCACTACGGTGTCGCCTACGGCCAAAGTATTACTAACCGTAACAGTGGCCAAACCATTAACGATAGTGAACCCAGTAGCATCAAGTTTTGCGGGTTGTGTATAATCCCCGTTTCCAACTAAAGAAAAAGCAGGAGTGCCAGTTAAATCTCCGTCCCACTCAAGTGCTATTGCACCATCTCTGAAAATAAAAACTTCTTTAAAAGCCTGAATCATATCAACCGAGGAAGTAATTGTTACTCCAGTTGGATATGCTATATCGGTTGTGCTTCCATCTATAAGTTTTACAGCAATTGCTTTTGAATTCCCCGCACATATAACATAAAAATCGGAAGATGCGCTAGGATCTGACCACTCGGTTGATCCATAAATTTGCACATTAGCAGCTTCTGCTATTTTGGGCGCACCTATTGTAGCTGTCCCACTGGGTTTCCCTGTCAAACCAGCAATGGTAACAGTAAAAGTATTTGCATCAGTAACGGTTACAATGTGGTTTCCATTAGGATCTACACCAGCAGTACCTAAACCAGCAAGACTTACTAAGGTAGAATTAGTTAATCCATGAGAAGAAGCAGTAAAAGTTAGCGTAGTGTCTGCTCTAGCTATATTCCCAGTAGAAACTGTAAAGTTTGCATAGACATAAAACGGAACAGTAAAATCTCCTGAAACAAAAGGAGCGGCAACTAAGTCAATACCTTTTCTAACTTGCCATTCTCCGTTAATACCCATTCTTCCATTTTGACTATCTGACAAAATTCCCCTGGGCAATTGATCAGGACGCAAGCGGTCATTAAAACCAGAAAATCCAATTTCTAATTCTTCAATAAGGGGGTCATCGGCTGTCCCATATCTACTATATCTAGCCATTTAACAACTCCAAGCCCTTCTACTCCAGTAGTTTGCAGATAGTTTATTGCTCTTACCTTTAATTCCACCAGACCTTGCACAATAACTTTTTTTGCGTTTAGGATTGTTTTTTTTGATGGTCATATTGGCATCCCCAAATCTTACAATTTTTTCTTTACCGCCTTGACAAGCCTTTACGACAAACTTCTTACCTCCCTGCACCTGTCTGCGGGGAACATTGCATTTCATGCTATCTTTTTTAACAGCCATTAGTTTCCGTTATAAATTTTGGAATTTAATTTATCAACATCCATTTCCAAACTGGCTATTTTAAGGTCTTGCCTAACATCAGATGGCAGTGATCCGCTGCCCCATTTACCAGCGGGCCATAGTTCTACAAAGCTGCTGTTTTTCTCAACATCCTTGGCAAGCATTTGTATTTGAAAATCATTGTGCTGCACCTGAGAACTCAGTGTTGATGCCCACCATACAATACCCGCTGCCTGTGCAAATAAAGCAATGGCAAACGTAATCACTTTTAGATCAATGCTATTTGCGTTTTCTTTTTCCATATTTAACTTTTACTCCCATTTTCTTAGCTGCTTTTTTAGCAGCAGCTTTTCCTTTAGGGGTATATGAGTAATGTTTATTTCCTACTTTTGGCATATCATCTCCTTACTGTTACTTGTGAACTACCAAAATAAAAACCGAGAATGGCTAACATCCCCTGTCTAATCTCTGGTAGTAGGACAAAGCCACCGAGACTTTTCCATCGTTCAAAATTTAATCCTAAAAAACTAAAAATACCACCTAGCCCAGATTCCTCTTTAATTGTTACTGGGATATCATAGAACGCAAAAACAAACGGAGCCACAATCACGGCAAATAAAATTGTTAATGCTATAATTCTACGAATCCAAATACCGCCATCAGGCACACGGGCAGCAGCCCTGTCCGCCGAATCATCGGAAGCTTGCTGGGCTTTAATCATACCCTCTAATGCTCTGGCCTGGATGTCCATTTGGGCAGATAAAAACTTCATTAAAAAGCCAGTCGCACCACCACCTAGCATTGCTGCGAGTTCACCTGTCATCCCCTTTTTTATTTCTCAGTTCCCTAACCAACTTCATTATAGACAATACCATAAAAATAATGGTGCATCCAGATGCTACCAAGGATAGCAATTGATATGTCGCGTGTGTAGAAACAGCTATTGTAGATCCGACCGCACCCAGTAAAAATTTCTGGAATAGGTCGCTCACTAGTCTACAAACTGAGAAACGTGAACAATAGCAGTTCCGCTAATTCCTAAAAACTTAGCAGCTTTTCCCGCTTCGGCACTTAAAGTGATGAGGGGATTATCTTTAACTAAGATGTGGCCATTTGTCGCAGTGGGAGCTGTTCCATCAAAAGTGACATAGACGTTATTATCCTGAACGTCAATCATCACATATTTTGTATCAGCATTAAAAGCTGCAAAAGCAGCCCCGCTACCAGAAGTGGCACATGACAGATTTTCTCCAGCAACCGTTCCATTTGGTTGTGGATATAAGTTGGTAATGTGACTATTCATTTATCGTGATTGGGTTGAAACATAGGTGTGAAATCTCTTTTTAACAGTGTTGTTATTCATAATTTGGTCTGTTTTTTCTAACTCATTAGCTAAATAAATCTGTGCTGTTTGTTCTTCGAGCACAGCCTTATCATGCTGACCATCCATTCGCAAAAAATCAGCATAAGCTGCATGAGCTATATAATAAAAAAACTCTTCGGGGATCTCCGAACCAGAACCTTCAATATCTGAAATCGGATTTGCTGCTAGTTGTTTTTTATAGGTTATATAAATATCATTATCATCATCTCCGCTCGCATTCAAAACATGCGCCCCATCGAATTGAACAAAAAAATCAAACTCCAAAGATGATTCATTTAAAAAGGGTTGTTTCCTATGAACTCTTAAAAATTCCCCAATAATACTTACATCTCTTACGATAGGAGCGGGAGTTGTTCCATTATTAACCACCCAACCGTCTTCTTCTGTCGCGGTTATTGAATTATTAGTGACGGTCCAGTTATCCGCATTTGTATATTGAACTGCTCCACCACTTGAAGGTGCTCCAACGATAATGGTAAACTGAGCATCCGCTTGACCGCTAGTTCCACTAACAAAAATTAATGAATAAAGGGCAGTGGTATTATCTGTGTC